CAATATCCTCTGGTCAAACGTCCAGACGCTGATCCCTGCTGTATTTGCCAAGCTCCCGAAAGCTGACGTTTCGCGCAGGTTTGGTGACAACGATCCCGTCGGTCGCGTGGCGTCTATGCTCGCCGAGCGCGCACTTGATTTTGAGATCGAGCATTACAGCGATTACCGCAGCGCCTTGCGTTATGCCGTTGAGGATCGATTCCTTGGGGGCCGCGGCACGGTGTGGGTGCGCTATGAGCCCCATGTTGCCCCCCAGGGCGTCGAGGATGACGGCGTACTGATCACCGGCACCATCGAAGCAGGAGAGGGTGCACCGCCAAGCCTTGAGCAGATTGAATACGAGCGAGCGCCCGTCGACTACGTGCATTGGCGCGACTTTGGGCATTCGCAGGGCCGTACCTGGGAAGAGGTCACGCAGGTTTGGCGCTGGGTTTACATGACCCGTGAGGCGATGATTGAGCGCTTTGGCGAAGAGATGGCGCGCAAGATCCCGCTCGACCAAGGGCCAGAGCCGATCAACGTCTACAACGACAGCGCCCGCAGCTTCAACCGAGCCAAGATCTGTGAGCTCTGGGATAAAGAATCGCTGAAGGTTTATTGGTTCTGTAAGGGTTTGCCGCAGTTCATCGACGTTCGCGATGACCCGCTCGGCCTTGAAGGCTTTTTCCCGTGTCCGAAGCCGCTCTATGCGACAACGACGAGCGATAGCCTGGTGCCGGTGCCTGACTTTGTGTTGTACCAGGATCAGGCAGTCGAGCTCGATATCCTCTCCGATCGCATCGACGGGCTAGTAAAAGCCTTGCGGGTGCGCGGCGTATATGACGCCAGCCAACCTGCGCTGCAGCGCTTGATGACCGAGGGCGACAACAATGCCCTGATCCCCGTCGATAAGTGGGCAGCGTTTGGCGAGAAAGGTGGCCTGAAAGGCAGCATTGACCTGCTCCCGATCGACACCATCGCGCAGTGCTTGATCCAGTGTTACCAGGCACGCGCTGACATCAAGGCTCAGATCTACGAGATCACGGGCATCAGCGACATCATTCGCGGTCAGACGGCAGCGAGTGAGACGGCGACAGCGCAGCAGATCAAAGGCCAATACGCAGGCCTTCGCTTGCGTTCCATGCAAGAGGATGTGGCGCTATTCGCCACAGAGGTCTTACGCCTCAAAGCACAGATCATGCTGATGCACTATGAGGAAAAGACCATACTGCAATATGCAGCTGCCGATCAGATGAATCCGAATGATCAGCAGATGGTGCCGCAAGCGCTGCAGCTGTTACGCGACAAACCGCTACGCACTTTCCGCATCGACATCGCGGCTGACAGCCTGGTGCAGATCGACGAGCAGCAGATGAAGCGCGATCGGCTGGAGTTCCTGCAGGCCTTTGGCGGGTTCCTAAACCAGGCGCTCCCCGTCGGCCAGGCAGCCCCTGAGATGGTGCCGATGATGATGGAACTTCTGAAATTCGGCGTTCAGGCGTTCAAGGCAGCCAGGCCGCTCGAGGGCGAGCTTGACTTAGTGGTGAGCCAAGCGAAAGAACAGGTGGCAAATCCGCAGCCCGATCCCGCGTTGGAAGCACAGCAACAGCAAGCGCAAGCCATGCAGCAGATGGAAATGCAGAAAGCGCAGATGGCCGCACAGGCCGAGCAGGCGAAGCAACAAACGCAGTTACAGGTCGAGCAACTCAAAGCGCAGAACGACTCGCAACTTGAGCAGATGCGTCAGCAGTTCGAGGCCCAGATCGAGCAGCAAAAGCTCGCCGCGCAGCAGCAGATCGAGAAATACAAGGCCGACCTCGATGCCGCAACGGCGGTTATGGTCGCTCGCATACGCGCCAACCCAGGGCTCGATATCCCTGCACTTGAGGCGCAACAAGCGGTGTCCGAAAAGGTTATGGCCGATATGGGGGCCGATGTGCGGGCGCAACTCGATCGCATCGCGCAGCTGTACGAGCAGATGGCAAACTCGAACAACGAGAATATGTCGGGCGTTCGCGCAGCGCTCACGACGCTCACCGCTCCGAAACGGATCATTCGCGGGCCCGATGGCCGAGCGGTGGGCGTGGAGGCAATGCAGCAATCTTTTGCCGAGTTTGAACCTGGCATGAGGCCGCAGTGATGGTAATGACAACCAAAGGCGAGATGGATGAGGCGCTACTCGAGAAACGCCAGGGCGCGATTGAGAACGATCACGAATTTACGCAATGGGTCGAATACTGGCATGAGGGCGAGCTAGTGCATCGATCGGTGCACGTTCAGTTAAAGCAAGCGCCCGCTCTCTTTCCCGAACTGGAGAAAATCTGATGGCGAATTCCCAAGCAATGTGCACATCGTTCAAGGTCGAGATCCTGGGCGGCGTCCACGCAATCGGCACCCCTCCCACCCGCGGCACGACCGCCAAGGATACGTTCAAAGCCGCCCTTTTCGAGGATACGGCAAGCCTCGGTGCAGCCACGACGGCCTACAGTGCCTCGGGCGAAGTGTCGGGCGCAGGCTACTCGGCGGGCGGCATCACGGTGTCAAATGCTACCGATCCCGCCTCAAGCGGCACGACGGCCTACTGGACGCCCTCGGCCTCGCTGACTTATAGCAACGTCACGCTGACCACCCCGTTTGATGCGGTGTTGATCTACAACAGCAGCCAATCGGATAAGGCCGTGGCCGTCTACACCTTTGGCAGCCAAACGGTAACGAGCGGCACGTTCATTCTCACGATGCCGACCAACGACGCCTCGACTGGCCTTTTACGCATCGCGTGATGAATGGCACAGGGGCCGTGGGATACAGGCACTTGGGATGACGCAGAATGGGACAGTCTCCCGATCACGACGGTTGTCGGCACAGGCGGTGTCGGCAACCTCGGCGTCGAGCAGTCTCAAACGGTCTCAGGTGAAAGCGCAACCGGCGAAGTCGGAGACGCCACCGGCAGCACGACCGTCGGCGGCTCGGGCGTCAGCGCAAGCGGTGAGACGGGCAGCCTGGGACAAAGCGCTGAAGCGGGCCTTACAGGTGTCAGCGCGACCGGCGAAACCGGCGACCCCCTGGATAGCGTCACCGTCGCACTTACGGGTGTGGTGGGCTCAGGCCTGGTTGGAGACGAAGGCGATTCTATCGAGGTTGGCCTCGGCGGCACGGTTGGAACGGGTGAGCTCGGAAGTTTCGACAACAGCGCCAGCGCAGCCATTACCGGCGTCGACGCCACGACCGCGCTCGGTACCCTCACTCCGGTTATCCAACCGCCGAGTATCCTCGTCGACACGCACGACGGCGGCGATGACAAACGACGCAAAAAGCTCTGGGAAGAAGAGCAGCGCAAAAAAGCGCGGCGGCGGGAAGAGTTAATCGCAGCGTATGAGGATCTCTTTGAGGCAAAACCCGCGCTGGCCGAATCCATTGTTGGCCCATACATTAAACCCAAGTCACGGACAGCCATTCCCGAAGTGGACTGGGAAGGTTTGCTGCAGAACCTCGATCGCGTCGAGGCTTTGTACCGCGAGCATAGAGAAATGGACGATGAGGATGTATTGTTACTGATATGAAACGCACCTACGTTTATCTCGACGGCGAATTTGTGGAAAAGAAGCGCGACGCAAAGGGGCGCTTGCATTACGTCATGTCCGACATCCAGCCTTACAAAAGCATGATTGACGGTCGCATGATTACCTCGCGCTCAGAGCACCGAGCGCATTTGAAAGCGAACAACTGCATTGAGGTTGGGAACGAAGATCCGACCAGGCACGTTAAACGCGAAACGCCGAAAAACTCTCGGGTTGACGTATTACGGCATCAGTTAGCAAACCTGACTCACGCGCAGGCCAACAAGATCCTGGCGCGATTACGCGACGAAGTTCGATTTACTCACGATCCCCACAGGAGACGGTAACGATGGATATGGAAAATCAGGCTGACACCCAAGACCTCGGGCAAGAGCAGCCGCTTGATCGAAAAGAGCTTCTCGCACAGCAGTTCGATGCCGTGGAAGCAGGCGAAGAGCCCGCTCCGCAACCCACAAACCGCGATCGCGCTGGTCGATTTACCAAGGCGCAAGAGGCACCTCCCGAGGAGCCCGTCGAACAACCTGCCTGGTCAAAGCCGCCCGCTTCATGGAAAAAGGAATATCACGAATACTGGCACAAAGCCGACCCTAAACTGCGCGAATACGCCTGGCAGCGCGAAGAGCAGATGAAAAAAGGCGTCGAGCCGCTCCTTTCCAAGGCTCAGTTTGCCGATGCCATGAACGAAGCGCTTGAGCCGTATATGGCGACGATCCGCGGGCTCGGAATGACGCCCGATAAGGCCGTTGCTGCGCTCGCTCAAGCCGACCATACGCTCAGAACGTCGGCGCCAGAGCAAAAAATGCAGTATTTCCTGCAGCTGGCGCAGAGCTACGGCATCAACCTCGGCCAGTTAGGCCAGGGCGGGCAGGCCGCGATGCCGCAAGCGCCAGGCGCTGTCGATCCGATGGTGTATCAGCTGCAAAACGAGCTCAACGCCATGCGTGGCGAGGTAATGGGCTGGAAACAGCAGCAGGAAATGCAGCAGAACCAGCAATTACTTAACGAAATT